GTCAAACTTGGCGATGTCGCCGAACTGCGCCACCACAGGCGCGCCGGTCATGCCGCCGGGGATGCGCTGGCTGGCAGCCTGTTCGGCTTCCCACTTGGTGCGCTCTGCCTTGACGGCATCAGCCACACGCTCGCGTTCGGCGGCTTCCGCTTTGGCGGCGGCCTCGCGCTGCTCACGGTCTGCCTTGATTGCCTCAGCAACCAGGTCTTTTACATTCTGCTCGTCCATTGTGACACCCTCCTTGGGGTCATCAGTTGTTGTTGTCGCTTGGGGAGTGTCATCAGCCTTCGCCGCGGGTGCACTTTGCTCGTCGCCTATTGCGCCCGCCTCCGGTTGTGCTGCGTCCTCACCCTCTATGTCATCCGGCGGGCTGGGTAGATCCAGCCCTGCCGCTGCATATACTGCCTTTGCCGCCGGCAGCGCCACCGCATACTGGTTGGCCGGCTGCCGCTTACCCACGGCGTCAAAGATGCTTAGTTCCGTCACTGGCCAGTGCGTGATATGCCCGTCGCGCGCGACCCTGTGCAGATGTGTCATGCTGCCGCTGCTAGCCTTGGCAATGCCCCGCTTGGCGGCGTCCCACACCCGCTGCGCATAGGCGTTCGCTTTGTCGAGCACGACGCGGAACCACACGCCATCCGGTTTGACTTCGTAGCCGACCGTTTTGCCGATGAACTGCGGTTCACCCGCCGGCCGCCCGCTGTCGGGGTCGAAGCCATGGTAGTAGACCGCCGGCACGGTGGGGTAGCTGTCTAGGTAGAGCTTGGTCTGCGGGCTGAAATACTGCCCGTCACTGTCGCGCCCGTTATCCGGCCCGCCCCATGGCACGCCCAGCACGTCTAGCTCCCAGGTGTCGCCGTCGCCGGCCGCCGCCTTGACTGCAATTACGGTGTGTTCTGTCATGTCAACCCCCACTAGGCCCCGCCGCGAGTGCCGCCCGAATTGCCTTGCGGAACCGCAGCACTATCTCGTCACGCCGCTTGCCGAACGCGCCTTCGTCAGTAAGCCAGTTGCCTTGATGGATACGCGCTTGGCTCTCGGCGTTCTGCACCCACTTGGCATAACCCATGTTCGTGCCAATTTTGCCGTACATGCCGCTGCCTGTTTCGTCTATATGCGTGTTCCACGACTGTCCCAACTTGCCGGTACGCACGTATGGCACCGTAATAACGCCCTGCTTGAGTGCCCAAAAGAAGTACCGCCGTTGCTTGGCGCTCTTAAACCGCACCTTGCCCCGTGACGGCGGCGGGTAGTCCGTCAAGTCGTCATGCAGGCTTAGTAACGATGCCTCCATCGGCGGGCGCAGCACCTGCATGACATGGCTGTGGTCAAAGCGCTGAAACAGCTTGGAGACCGCGCCGTCGTTGATTTCGATGCGGTAGGTGATCATGCGGACACCACCTTCTCAAACTGGATACCATGATCGCCGTCTACTGGTTCAGTATGGGGATTGTCGCCGCTCAGAATCTGGCGCGGAATGCCCCGAGGGAAAGCAGCGCAGGTTGCTCCATCACGCTTGTGTTTGCATGTGACGCACGCTGCGACAACAAGGTCGTCTGCTTTCCAAATGAACTTGTCAGTTGCCAACTAGCACCTCCATCACAATCTTTCTGATCCCGTTGTCCATGGATGTGCTCACTACTTGAAACTGTGACCCCCTAGGTATCAATACCTCGTTTTCGTTCAACGACAGGGTGTTGATATAAGCGGCCTTGCTACCCTTGGGTAGTCGTATCTCCGCGATTATCGGTTCAAATTCTTCTTCCAATGCGTACTCTGCAAATTTCTGTCCAATGGCCTTGTCTACACTGGTAGAGATATAACCGTTGTCGGTGACGATGGTGCCGGCAAGTTGGTCGAAGTTGTCTATGTATGACTGCGAACTGAAGCCGCGATAGGCGACAATATCTTTATCGATAGATGCCCTGTCTAGCGCAGCGTCCAGGTTTTTTGTTAATGACTTTTGGTCTTTGTCTAACGATTCGCCCGTGCGCAATGCAGCGTTTAAGTCACGATACTCAGAGCTTTGATATAGCTCAAACGCCCTTCGCTCGGACTTGGTAAGACTCTGATTCCACTCCGCAAAAGACGAATTGCCCCAGGAAGATGCATCGTCTGCGTTGTCAAATGCCTGAAAATTCCCGCTCCCTGCGACGACATCACGGGGCAAACTGCCGCCGACATGTCCAGGTCGCCCCTGATGATTAGCGAACGATTTGGCGGGTTCTACCACCTGGGCACTAATTCTGCATCTACACCCCGGATGCGCCGGCGGCGTCTCAAACCTGCGCTTGGTGCGCTGCTGCAAATCTGGCGGCAGGGCATCGTAAAAAGCGCCGTCCAGGCTGACGATCTGCCCGTGCAGACTGCCGCAATATGGGCAGACCCTTTCATCATTCGCCGTCTTCCACACCATGCCGGTGACGACGCCACTCTCCCTAAATCCAGCCCTTGCACCTTCCGCGGCGCTCCGCGTGGTTTCAGTTTGAGATATCAGCTTTGCCCTGCGCTTGCTGAATGTCGGTTGCAAGTCATCCACCAGCGCACTCAGCGGTTCGCCGTTGCCGTACCAACGCTCTACCGCCTGCTGTACCGCCTGCTTGGTCGTGTCGTTGATGTTGGTAATAAGTTCGGCGCTGTAACGCTTTGCCCAGTCCTGCGCCCGCGTGTTGACGAGCGTGTAGTCAAACCCGACGCCGATGCGCTCCAACTGGTCTAGCGCAATGTTCACGCCCGCGCCTGCTGCGTCGAACAGCGTGCGGGCGATGGCGTCCGTCGTGGGCTGCGCTGTGATAAGACGGCTGTTGATGTACGCCATCAGTTCGCCAAGCTCCATGTTTTCGGCGTTCGGTGGCAGCAGGTCGCGCCATTGCTCGCGGAACGCCCGCAAGATTGCCGTCTCGCCGCGCCGTTCCAGTTCCAGGATGACACGTTCGGCGGCATCGTCTTCGCCGGGGTCGAGCTGCAATTGCAGCGCTTTGATTGCCGCTTGCCAGTGCTCACGGGTATCGCTCCCATCCGTCGCCATCGTGAAAGGGGGCTGGTCCGTGTCTGCCTCCTGCGCATCAATGCCCATGTCCGCGGCAATGTCGAGCACTTCATCTGCTGACAGGTAAACACGCTTGAACTTTAGCGGGTCGGGGTTGCGCCGGTTCTTGAGCCAACGGCGCAGCGCCTTTACTTCCCCTTGCCTTTGCCCTTGCCGCTGCCCTTCGGCTTGCATTTGCCCCATGTCGCCATGATTCATTTCCTCCTGTGGCATGTCCTCGGTATCGTCGCCGGGTTCGTTCGCGTCGCCGCTGTCCTCGGTATCCTGCTCCTGCTGCGCCTGCGGCTGTTGCATGATGATAGGCGCGGGCGGCGGTTCCGGGTCGGGGTCGGCAGGCGTCAAGCCCTTGCCGATTTCCGGCACAAGCAAATTGCCGCGGTCGTCGCCAAGCGGCTCATCCTGATAGTAGCGCGCCCGCACTTCGTCAACCGTGTGCGTCTGCGAGTAAGCGGCGATTTCCGACAGCTCCATTTGCTTGTCAGTGACACGGATATCGTCAAACTCACCGACAAGGTTCGGCCCATACATAGGCAGTAGGTCGTTGGTGATTTTCTCTGCCACGCGCACCAGGTGGGGCCAAACGCCGTATTCGATAAATGTGCGCTTGCCGCTTATGCTGTTGGCTTCCGTGGCGTTGACTGCCAGCATACTGGACAGGCCGGGAGCGTAGATGGCGAACACTTCTTCCTTCGTGAAGGTGCGCCCCTCGAGGAATTGCATGTCACCCTGCGACATGGCGGTGTTCACCCAATTCACGCCGTCGCCTACGCCGCGCATCATCATCAGGCTGCGCTTGGTGCCGCCGTATTCCTCTTTGACGTCGCGCTTCATGCGTTCCCAATCCTCGTTTTGGATCGGGTCTTTGAACGCCAAAATACCCGGCATCTTGGCGTTGTCACGGCTAAAGAAATTCGTATTCCACTTCTGCGCCGCCATGTCACCCGTTGCCACAACTGCAAGCGCCTCGATGGGCGACAAGCCCACGAACGAGTTGAGCGGGTGGAAGCGCCGGAAGTGCACGACCTCGCTCAGTTCGAGCGGCAGCGGGTTGCCGTTGCCGGTGTCGTAGAGGTAGCCGCGCAGGAACATGCGGCCATCCGGCACCGGCTTGACCTTGTGCGGCGGCAGCAGCCACAGCTCGGCGACCGTGTTGCCGACCTTGTTCAGCCACCAGTAGGCGTTGCCGGTGAGGGCGTAATAGGCAAGTGTGCCCTCTAAGAACTCGGCACGGCTGTTGAGCGGGTTGGGGCGGCGCAGCAGCAGTTCGAAGGGGTGGTTGGGGATGTCATTGGTTTCTTCGCCGTCCAGGGCAAGAACGTTGAAGGCGGTAGTGGCGCCGACTTCGGCGATTTTAGAGACGGCGATTTGTACCCACGACAGGCGCTGGTACAGCTCTAACTGTGCCTCTGGCAGGCTGCGATCGGGGATGGAATACTGTTCGGCAATGGCGTCGGCGCGGAGGAAGGCGGGTGCTTCAGTGAGGGGCACGGCCTTGGCGGGGGTGCGTGGAATGAGGGTATAGGGGTCCTGCGGCACATAGCCTAGACGTTTAATTAGTCCGTCAAAGAGTCCCATTCGTTGCCCGCCCCGCCCCGCCGCATAAAAAATCCGCTACAGCAAGCATAGCGGATTCAGAACACGT